TATTAGAAAGACAGGAGATATAGCCGAAGTTGATGGGATAGCTGTTTTAAGAATATTAAGAGGTGCTAAACCAGAAAAAAGTCAAGGTAAAATATTTTTAAATGGTGAAGAAATTTCTAAGGAAGCTGTAGCTTCTGCTAGAAAACTTAAAAAGGTTTTTGATTCTGTTTATAAACATGCTGAAAAAGCTAACATGGCTCCTAACTATGTTGAAACCTTTTTTCCTCGTTCATGGAATAGACAGGCTATCAAAGATAATACTGGAGAGTTTAAACAGCTATTATTAAAAGAAGGTAATCTTACAGCTGGACAAAAGAAAAACATTGATGAGATTATTGAGGGTATGATAGATAAAGGCAATGAACTTTATGCTTCGCACTCCAACCTATTAGGTCAATCAAGAATATTCCAAAACTTGCCTGATAACAAATTTGAACAATTTTTGACAAACGATATTGTTGAAGTATCGGCAGACTATTTGTTAAATGCTGCAAGGTCTATTGAAATTAAAAAGAAATTTTTAGCTAGAGGTAAGCCTATAAAAGTTACTGGTGAAACACCTGAAGGAGATTTAATTTTTTATCGACAAAGTTTACAAGACCAGTTTAGAGAACGATACATTGAACCAATTAGAAGAGAAGTTAGAGAGTCTGGTGGTAAGTTTACTGGTAATGATGAAAAGAAAGTTTTAGAATTGTTTGATTCTGTAACTGGTAATGTTCAGTATTGGGGTGAAACAATGCAGGGTTTATACGATGGTTTAAAACTTGCTAACTCTATGGCTTATCTACCATTAGCAACTTTATCTTCGGTAACTGAGGCAATGATTCCTCTAGCCAAAGCAAAGCCGTCTACTGCTGTTAAAGGAGCATTTAAAGGTGTACAAGGCGGTATGTCTATTTTTGGTAAAGAAATGGGACAGATACTAAAAGACAAATATAAAATGTCTGATAATCAACTGGTTAGAGAAATGAATGGTGTCTGGATAGGTGTTGATGAATCTATAGGTGATGTGACAAACAGACTAGCTGGAGAAGGATTGCAAAATGAATTTACTAAACGAATGGCTAAAGGATTCTTTAGATTTAACCTTTTAATACCTTGGACAAAAACTGTACAACTTGCTTCATTCTCAACAGGTAAAGATTTAATATTTGACAATTTAACAAAGCTTAACAATTTGTCAAAACAGGGTGTCAAAGTTTTAGATGAAGATGCCATGATTAGACAATCTTTAAAAACAGTAGATGATAAATCTAGATTAAAAGGTATATTAGACAGTGTTGCTATTACTGGTAAAAAAGATAATCTAAGAAGAATCAATCAACTAAAATCAGAATTGTTTGAACTTGGTGTTGATGTTGGCGAAGGTTTAAAATGGTTAGAAAGAGGAGCTAAACAAAAAGATAATTTTTATCGTCAAGTTGTTAGGGGTGCTGGAAGATTTACTAACTCAGTTATTTTACAAACTGGTAGAGAAAGAGCCAAAGTTCCTACCTATATGTCAAATCCTAAATGGGATATTTTAACTCAGTTTTTAAGATACCCTTATGTCTTTAGTAACACTGTACTGAAAAACTTTGCTAGAGATACTATACAAAATCCGGGAGTTAATGCACCTAGAGTAGCCGCTTTTGGCTTGATGGCAACTAATGTTGCACTAGCTACAAACTACTGGAGAAGTAACGAAGATTACAGAAATAAAATTGATAAAGAAGGTTTAACAAATAGAGATGTTGTTAAAGCTTTACAAAGAACAGGTATGGCTGGACCGATTGATATGGGCATAAGATGGGGAGAAGCTACACAGTATGGTAAGAATCCATTATTAGCTGCTTCAAGTTTAGGTGGACCGGTAATTGGTGATGTAGTTAATATGGCTTTCTATGATAGAGGACTATTAGAAACAGCAGCAAGAAAATTACCTTTATATGGTTCTAAAAATCTTATCGAAAGATACACTGGTTTTGATTTTGATGATGTTGCAAAAGCTGCAAGAGAAATAGATAGACCAATGTTAGAAGGTTTAAAAACAGGACTACAAGCTTTAACATTTCCTGAAGAAGAAAAAGGCACAGGTTTAACATCAGGTTTAACAACTTTAAGAAGAAATTATTTTAGAGGTGGTGAAGTTAGTAAAGATGTAACAGATGTTAAAGATAATCCTGAAAATAGAGTAGACCCTCTGACAGGATTACCCTACTCAGTACAATCTGAAATTACTATTAATACTTTAGAAAAAGAATCATTTGATGAGGAAATGGAAAGATTAGGTTTTCAAACTGGAGGTGTTGTCAATATACCAAATAATGAAACACAACCTTTATTAGAAAGTAATGATAATAAATTTAAAATGAAATTTAAATCTAATACTTTTACTGAAAGTGAAAGAGATGAAGCATTTGACAATTTGGTAAATGTGTTAGATAACTTTGATACATAATATGAATATAGAACTATGCAAACAAGAAATAAAAAGACACGAGGGCGAACTACTCGAAGTCTATGTCGATTCTTTGGGTTACAAAACCTTAGGAGTAGGACATTTAATACAGCCACAAGACCCCGAACATGGTTGGGAAGTTGGTACTCCAATAACTCAAGAAGTATCTGACATCTATTTTGAAGATGATTTCAATAAGCATTTAGCAGAGGCGATACATGTGTTTGGTGAAGAAGAAGCTTTTTATTTATTACCAGATGCTATTCAAAGAGTCTTAGTTAATATGTGTTTTAACTTAGGTGGGACCAGACTAGGCAAATTTCAAAACATGTTGAAAGCTTGTCGGTCACATAACTGGCAAGAAATGGCAAATCAAATGGAAGATAGTAAGTGGTTTAGACAAGTGGGACGAAGAAGCAAAGAGTTAAAAGAATTAGTATTAGGAGAAATAAAATGAAAAATTTATTGAAGAATATCGTTGGTGCAGTTGCTCCTACTTTAGGTACTGCTTTAGGCGGTCCTATGGGCGGTATGGCTGCGAATATGATTGCCGATGTGCTTGGGTGTCCAAATAACCCTAAAGCCATCGAGAGAGCCGTTGCTGAAGCCACACCAGAGCAGATGCTAGAACTTAAAAAAGTTGAGAAAGACTTTGAAGTTAAGATGAAAGAACTTGAAGTCGATGTGTTTAAACTTGAAGTTCAAGATACACAGGATGCTCGTAGTAATTTTTCAAAGGACTGGACAGCTCGTATCATGGGTATAGCTACAGTCGGTGGTTTCTTAGGTTACATATTCTTAGTAACCCTACAGCCACCAGAACAGAACTCTGAAGCTCTTATTAACCTAGTCTTAGGTTACTTAGGAGGTTTGGCAAGTGCTGTAATATCTTTCTACTTTGGAGCTTCTAATTCAAGCGATAAGTAGTGGAAGAGATAGTCACTATAATACAACAAGTAGGTTTTCCTATTGCTGCGGCACTAGGGCTAGGTTGGTTTATTTACAAACTAATCATGCGTATTGTCGATGGTATGGAAACCAAGCTTGATGTTGTTGATGAGAAAGTAGCTGAGCAAATAACAGCTATGGAACAGAGACTAGGGACAAAGTTAGATAGTCAATATGGCATTATTGTCAGTTTAATTGACAGAGTGAGGGCTTTAGATAATCAAACTATTAGACAAGACGTACTTTTGAAAACATTGCTAGGTGTGCCAAATTTAATAGATTTAGAAAAAGTTGCAAAAGCAGATAGAGATGACCAAAGAAAAGATTAAGGAGAAGTTAGAAATGAAAATATTAGTAACAACATTTATCGTGTTGCTGTTAGGTGTTAATGGTAATTTAGTTGCCGATGAAATCGTACATAAATTTAAGTCCCCTTCCTTTAGTGGTATAGGTACTTCAGCTCATTATCTAACTATAGAGAATCAAGAGTTTAATAGAAAGGAAGCCAACAAAGCAGAACTCAAAGCTTACAAAGAACAGCTTAAAAGAGAAGCTGAGAATACCACACTTGCAAGATTTATTAGAAACTTAGAGTCTAGAATCTATGCACAACTATCAAGACAATTAGTAGATGCTTTATTTGGTGAAGACCCAAGTACCAGCGGCACATTAGAGCTATTAGGAAATACCATTGAATACAGTGTCAGTGAAGATGGCACAATGATAACTTTAAAAATTACAGATGCAGAGGGAAATGTTACAGAGATTACTGTTCCTATCGGTTCTTTTACTTTCTAGTTGTACCAACTTAAGACATTCGAGTTTATTAGACGAAAAAATTCTCGCAACTTATTCTGGTAAAAAAGCAAGTACTGTTTTAGAATTACAATCTCAAGAATTATACAATCTACCAGCGGCTAAAGTTAAGCCGACTATTGCTATATATCCTAATAGCTTTACAGACTTAACAGGGCAACGTAAGAGTAACAGTACCTTTGCTTTGTTTAGTTCAGCTATAACACAATCACCAGATGCATTTTTAATTAGAGCATTTAAACATGCTGCAGGTGGTAAGTTTTTTACAGTTGTTGAACGTATAGGTTTAGATAACCTGACAAAAGAACGACAAATAATTAGAACAACTCGACAAGACTTTGAGGATGATACCGAACTCAATCCTTTAATCTTTGCTGGGTTATTAGTTCAAGGTGGTGTTATAGGTTATGATACTAATTTGAAAAGTGGTGGACGAGGTGCTAGATATTTAGGTATAGGGCAAAGCCGCCAGTATCGTGAAGATACAGTTACAGTTTCTTTGCGATTGGTTTCTGTTAATACTGGGGAAGTATTATTAGAAGTCCTGACATCCAAGACTATCCTATCTGTTGGGGTATCTAGTGATGTCTTTAGATTCTATGAAGCTGGGACTAGGTTAGTAGAAATAGAATCTGGTGTAGCACAAAATGAAAGTGTTTCTATTGCCCTCCAAAAAGCAATAGAGACAAGTGTACTAGAGATAGTACGACAAGGAATAGAGAGGAGATATTGGAGATATGAATAGATTGCTTTTTTTAATTGCTTTATTAGGCTTTATAGTTAAGGCTGATAATGAAATATATATTAATCAAGTTGGTGCAACTCTTAATTTAGACGTTGAACAGCTTGGTAGTTCTAACCTCATAGGAGGACTTGATGCCGTGTCAGGGACTATGACTGCTTTTGAACTAGCTGGTGCCAACATGACGTTAGACATCAATCAACTTGGTGACTCTAACAAGTTCATAGGTGACATAGTGTTGGATTCATTAACAGGTTTCTTTGAGTTTGATGGTGATAGCAACAACTTTGAAATACAAGTAGACCCCACCAATACTTATAGTGCCGATGGTGGTAACTATTATGTTGATGTTACAGGGTCCAGTAATGACTTTGAATTGAACATTGCTACTAATGCTTTATCAGAATATCTAGACTTAGATTGGATTATTACTGGCGATAGTAACCAACTGGATTTTACTATTGATATTGATAGTGCCACATCTTATGTTGATATAGATGGTGACTCAAACATTGTTAATTACACAGGTAGTGGTTATGCTGGTGGTTATTTTTACTTAGACCAAACAGGTAACAGCAGAACCTTCAACATAACACAAGCATCAACTTTAGCAATTGATTGGCTCAAGATTACTGCTTCTGGTAATGGCGGTACTGTCTGCATCATCCAAAATGATGGCGGAACAGCAACAAGCTGCTAGTATCGGAAGTATTACAGAACTAAAAGGCATAGGCAGAGTAGTTAGGGAACAAGACCCTTTCTCTGCTGCCCTTGCTTTTGGTATCAATAGTTTTGACAACGTTGAAACATCCAATGGTCGGATAGGTATAACGTTTCTAGATGAATCTCAGGTTCGTTTAACTGAGCATTCTCAACTGGTGATAGATGAATTTATCTATGACCCTGACCCATCTAAATCTAAGATGGCTCTGAAGTTTGCTAGTGGTACAGCTCGTTTCATTACGGGTAAACTTGCCACTATCAATAAAGAGAATATTCAAATAGAAACTCCTAGTGCCACTATTGGTATCAGAGGAACAGATTTTACAGTTACTGTAGATGAGCTTGGTAGGTCTTTAATAATTTTACTACCAAAGGAAGATGGACTCTCTTCAGGCGAGATAGTAGTCTCAACTGCTGCGGGACAAGTAGTGCTTAATAAGCCCTATGAAGCTACCACAGTAGAGCTGTTTGAGTCAGCACCCAGTAGACCAGTAATACTAGACCTAACTCTAGATATTATTGACAACATGCTGATAGTCAATCCACCGAAACGAGACCCTAACTTTGTTAGTGAAGGAGAACAAACAGAAGGTTCAACAAATATCTTGGATATAGATTATTTAGAGTTTGATGAACTAGAAACAGATTACTTAGCTCAAGATGAATTAGAGTTTAGTGAGTTAGATATTAACTATTTAGATGTCAACTTCTTAGAAGACTTATTAGATGTCATTGAAGAAGCTGATGAGCTAGAAAAGAATCAGCTCTCAGGAGGCGACATAGATGTGAAAGGTACATCCTTTGGTTACGATGCTACCACACAGGTTAATACATTTATTACGGATTCAGTCCTAACCTTTTACCGACAGGTAGAAAGC